CTAACCGATGTACTTCATCTTCTTCCTCTTTAGTCATAAATTCTTCTCCTTTTGTTTTTATTATTTGTTCTTAGTTCATCATTCTTAATAATAAGGAAAGTGCTGCAAAAATAAACAATTCTGCACAAAAACATCCATTTTGAACAAAATTTTAAAGTTAAGTTTTGTAAAAGTAACAATCTGTAAGCAAATTCTTCGTATATCAGTGTTTGATGAGCCATCTTTTATTCTATATCCTTATATTCCGATTTTGCGTCGTAACAAGGACACCATTTCTTCCATTTTCTTGTGTCGCTACCCCAAATATCCCTGTGCCCCATGATGGTTGCGTGAGGATATTGACGATGCAACTCTACAAGCAACGACCTTAGAGCTACCTTCTGAGCCTCCGTTCGATTATCAACAGGCTTTCCCTTACTATCAATGCCGCCCACATAAGCAATATTAATAGCGGTTGCGTTATAACCGTATACCCCATTGCTCACATCTTTAAAGTCGAGCAAACGGTGCACAACTCCGTCTTCAGTCACTACTCTATGATACCCCGGATTTTTCCAACCTCTCGCCTTAAATTCAGCAAGAAGTTCCTTGACTCCCCACTTCTGAGAAGAAGCGGTACAATGAACAAAAATTCTTTCTATTTTTCTCATTTTGTTAAAAAAATAAAGTAATTAACAATACTACCGAGTACAATCACTACAGAATACCTCACAATATCTTCCCACTCAAATCGAGAGAGATGGTAGTGCTTGTACTGGTAAATCTCTCTACCTACCATTACTGGCAAAGCAAGAAGACCTACCAATATGCTGATAAGCAGCCAACAAGCAAGACCAATCCAGTCTCGCTTGTTTACTTTTAATATATTTCTCATCATACAATACTCAGAACTACATTTCCTTTATCCCCATTTCCTCACCAATGGAAAGAAGCTCCTTGGCTCTTGCCTTGCACTTCTCTCTGTACACCTGAAACTCATTGAACTCATTCATCTTCTCATTTGAATACTCCTCACTCACACTTGAAGGATTCTGCATAAGCATAAGAGAGTTACTTACTATTGCCTCAACCTCGCTCTCCGAATACTTATGTCTGATGAGAGCTGACACAATGGCACCATAGTTCCACACAGCAATAGGAAGGGTAATGAAATCCTCACTACCCATGCCCACTGCTATCGTCATCTTTGGTCTTCCAAAATGTTTTTCTATGATTACCTCTTTAATATATGTATTCATCTCATAATTAATTTAATAATTTAATACTTAATTTCAAAAGCAACTACAGGTCTAATAGATGCAGTTATAGGAGCGTTTGCCTTATTAATTATATTTTGTCCATTACTATAAGAACTTGCACCTGTATCTACATTAAAGCTACAAATATGAGTCGAAATTGGCAACTCTGCTGAACTATATAGATATTCAGTCAGTTTAGTAAAAGCATTTTGTAGGAAAGCATTGCTAAAAATAGCCCACTCTGCTCCATCGTAGCCCTTTAAAGCAAACCAGCATAATCTTGCTATTTCACCGTGACTTGGTAGATACCAGTTTCCAGCATTCAGTCCTTTCACAAGTGTCTCTTTGCTCTTTATAGTAGGCTCATAGGCATTGCTATAAGATGCAGCAGGGAAGTAGTATTGTGCGTACTTTTTCTGATTTCCATTTCTTGCAACAAAATCGTCTATACACTTTGTTATATTATCATACAGAGATTCCTCATTAGATGCTTCAGGCACAGGAAGATTAATACCTGAATCATTTAGAACCATATCTCTTAAAGCTATAATATACAAAGATTGTACAAGTCCCTTAGATACTGTATCTCCTACAGAAAGTCCTATATTGCTCAAATATAAGCCAATGTTACTATACATAGTGGAAGTAACAGTTGTAAATCCTATACAACCTCCCCATTCTGTATCCTTATATCCTTTAAATCCATCGTTATCAGCATTACTTTCATCTCGAATATTTACGTCTGAGATTACAACACCAAAGGAATCAACATTAGGAATTAGATTAATGTCATAAACATTTATATTCGGATTATCTTTAAGTTCTACAGAAGTGATGGCATTATTTTTATCATTATTAGCCCCATACAATCCCCAAGCTGCATAAGGAACTTTCAAGTTTTGTGTTGCAACAAACAATCCCTGATTTCTGTTCTTTGGGTTGATATAGAAACAGTTAGCTACAGGAGTAAGATTAGCTTGCAACTCATCAGAGACAGAACCATCAGAGAAAAGAAAATCTCCCAATGATAACTGATGAGGATAGAGAAAGACCTCTTTCTCTGCCGTTAATACAGTATTATCCAATAAAGTTACATCTACAGAGATTGTAGCTTTGTCATTGTTACTTACTGTCCCTACTTTGTTTACCTTAACAATACCTGTATTTCTATCTATCTCCGCAAATTCATTTTCAGAGATAGACCACTGCACATTGTCTATATTGTTACCAGTCACAGGAGTTGTAACTATACCATACTCATAGTTTCCAACCTTAGGTAAATTCTTCTTTCCTGTAATGGAAACAGCCTTAATAACGTTCTGTTTAAAGGAAATGTAAAGACTGTTATTTTCTAATGTTATATTACCAAAGGCTTGCTTCAAGACACTGACTTGCGCTGCTGTCAAGCTAACGCTGCTGTCAATGGTTATCTTTCCCCGTAAGGTTGCCTTTTTTTCTGCCAGGAACATCAACACATCAACGTTGTCTATATTCCAATCTATACCTGTCAAGGTTACATTATTCAATTTAGCTTCTGAATCGTAACAAGACTTGACTATCTTATAGCTATCCAAGTTAGGGCAATCCTCAATGTGCAAGGTCTCTATGTTTGAGTAACCAGCCACTTGAAGATAACGAGCTTGCAAGTTTGTATATCCAACAAGGTTGAGTTCCTTGATAGAATTAGGAAGCACCAGTTTTGTGAGCATATCAGTAGGAGGTGTCGTTACACCTATAATAGGAGTATTGGTGAAGTCAATCTCCTCTAAGAGGTCAGAGGATAAGATGATACTCTTTTTCAGATTCTTCACGTTCCTGACAATCACCTGTCTCAGCATACCCATTTTGCTGAGGTCAAAATTCGTGCCTATTTCCCTCGTGTTTGGCTTGGATGCAGTATAGTTCATGATGAACTTTGTGAGCCTTTTTAATAAGCCCATATTGAGGTCGAACTTAAAATCACCAAGACCTTCCAAGCCGTAGATGATGTAATTTTCATTGCTACCCTTGGCATAGGTTGATAACTCTGTGATAAGGTCTGCATCATCAATATCGCAGGTTGCATCCTGTGGGTTAGAGAACTTGAATGGCATATATGAATAAGTGCCTGGCTTGATATTACGATGATCATCAAAGTTGCCTACACCCCACTGCAAGGTACAATAGATGGCTTGATAGTGCTTGATGGCAAAGCCCCTACCGACTTCATATAAACGCAAGCGAAGGTTATTGCCAACAGACGAGCCACAATGATACTTACTATCAAGGTATCTCTGACGCTTGCCAAAGAAGTAGTCTATCACTTGCACTTTGTCACCATAAGCCTTTGCAAAGTTGTTGGTGTTGGCATAGCCGAAGGCATCTGCATTATACAGATTCTCACACCAATACTTCCAAAAGTCCTTATACTTTGTGAGCATGTCTTGATATGTAAGACCGTTTCCTCTCATCTTGGCATACATCGCTTCTACCTCGTTAGGGAAACAATTTACAATATTATCCCACAAGGCAGACAATCTGCCATTGAATACAGGATTGAAACCTTCCGGGCAATTCGGTTTGTATGAGTTCGTTGTCTCATCATAGACCTCTCCATTAATCTGTACAGTTTCATCTGTCAACTGATTGTAACAGTCATTCCACTCGTGGTAGTATTTGAATGATAACACACCAGAGTTATTAAAAAGGGACTGGCTGTCCGTGTCCCTCAAAAATACATCAGCCTTAGCTTCTTTTACCGTCTTTACCATAATTATTCCTAATTCCAAGTTATTGAATCAAATGCTAAACTCATATTCTTATCCATTGAATCCATACCGATAATCCACTGACAGAAGTTGAAATAGAATATCGCACTATCAAGTTTTAGATATGTTTCTGCCTCCATTGTGAACTTTGCACGGCGATAAGCAGGATTATCCTTTTTGTAAGTCGTTCCATTATAGACGACTGGAGTTTCAAGTGTTGCATAATCGCCATGCTCACGCTTGTATCTCTCAGCAATGAGTACATTAGTGGAAACCACCCAGTTATGAAAACGCTTGATTACCGCAAGCTCCTGATTGGTAGCATCGATGTTATCCGTAGTTTTCTTTGCTACACCCAGCTTATTTGCTTTATTGGTAGGCGATTTCTTCGGTACTCTCGCATAGTAAAGTGGAATACCAGTCAGCACGCTACTCTGTAATGAATCACCTTCAACGCTATAGTCTCCAGCCTCCTGATTGAACATATTGACATTCTCATCTATCTCCCATATCTGAGCATTCATGTAGTCCTTTGCAGGGAATCCAAGGAAGGACGCAGAATATTTGTTGTTGATGAAATTGTATATGCTGAGGAAGGTAGGCGCAGCAGTTCCACTCGTTGATGTTCTTCGGAATCCTATCTCAGGAAAACCGCTAAGAGACTTTCTGTATGTGACAGCCTTACCTAAATCTGCCTGTTCCTTCTGATAGGCAGTATAGAGAGACTCGTTACTTTTCGCACAGGAAAGGAGAATCTGCTGATACATATTCATAGCATGGATATTGAAGATGCCTTCAGACGAAGCAAAGTTTACCTTGTGAACCATTTCCTTCTCACCAGTCTCCACACCTATAGTGATAGAGTAAAGTGTATGATTCTCTGTTTCGCCAACCAATCCTACGGTAATATTTACAGACTCGCCATTTCCAGTTTCAAATATCTCGGCAAAGTTTTTATATGGCAGAGGGTAGCCATTTGAGGATGTACCATCGGCATTAAACATGTGTGCGCCTACAGTGAAAGGAGCTTGCGCCCAACCATCAGTAGCCTTATTCCAAAGTGGATTTTCAAAGGTCGTGCTATTGATAGGAACATCATCATTGTTCTTGTTGTAAGGCAAGTTGTCAATATTCCACACGATGATAGGAGATTGAGGTAACGCCTTTTTCACCTTCTCATAGGATATAATCTCATCAGGGTTATGAATATTGCCACTGCTGTTTAGAATATCGTTGCGCTTGGCGAGGTTTATCTTTCCATAGTGGTCAAAGATTCCGTTGCTATCATACACATCATTAACATCTGGTGTGTCGTAAGCAAAATTATCCAGGGCTTGATAAGGGTTGATGGATTTCTCATATCCTCTTATAGAATAGAGGATTACCTGTGCCATATCAGAACCTATGACTATATCCTTTGGTGTTCCCTGCTTCCAGTTTGCATTAGAATAATCGAACATTCTTACACATACACCATTAAGACACAGATAAGCCAAGTTCACATCCTTTTCTGTTGCATCACCACCACCAAGGTTATTAACCGTATGAGTAGTAGTTCCATCAATAGACAGAGAGAATTTCATTCTCTTGGTCTCTGGATAGTAAGTCATAACACTATCAGTAGAACATTTTACCTCGATTCTATTTGCATATATGCGGAAACCAGTTGTATCATCCATGCAATCTACAATAACTGCATTCTCATCAGAACTGATACCTGTCTCGAACTCAATCTCGATGGTTCTTCCCTTCTTATTACCACTTACACCGAAGTTCTCTGCAAATGGTTGCCAGTCTTTCAGTGTAACATGCTTTCCAGCTCCAATGGTCATACCCTTTCCATCCAGGAATCCGTTATAGGCATTCAACTTAAAGTTGGCAGAACGCTCCAAATAGGAAGTTCTTACTCCTTCATAATAACTCTCCAAGTTCTCAATACCCTTATTGAAGTTTGTCTTACCCTTCATAGAGTAATACACCTTGCATTCGCTGACTGGCTGCAAAGTAACTCCTGCTCCCTTGATTACTACATCGTGGGTTGCACTCACCTCACCAATGGATATTACTATGCTAATCTTTGGCGCATAGTCATTTAAATCCAATGGCACAGAAGCTTTTAAAGGTATCTCTCCTGATGTATGGTTATCATCTACGGTACATAACTGGTCTGTAAGAACAAGCTCTTCCGTATTGTTATTATACAATACCTTGATTTCGATTGCAACCTGTGAGCCAATCTCATTGTCAGGAAGGTAGAAATAATAAGGTACCTGAATGGTAGAATACTGAGTAGCAGATACAGGAGCATCTTTTCCTATGGCAATAGCAGAGATATTACCCTTCTTGATATAGGAAGTCCGTATCTTCTCTGTTGTAATGCCATACTCTGAATTGACTGCCCATACTTCAATTTCATGCTTGCCAGCAATATAAGTACCTTTTGAATCAATGATAAACTCGCCAGATGAGTTATTGATAGTTTTAGTCATGGTTTCACTACCATCACCATTACTTACCTTACAATAGACAGTGGCATTCGCACCCTGGCAATTCACACGAAGAGACCACTTTCCATCCCTTACAGAAGTCTCTACATAACTCGCATCAAAAGAGAGATTGATAGATACCGTTCTAATGCTGAAAGAGAAAGTTCTGCTTTGACCATGTGTATTCGCCACAGTAATCTTTACCGTATTCGTCTCTGACACAAGATAGTTGGTCAGATCAACATTATAATTGTTGCCAGTTGCCGTACCAGAAGCTTCAAGCGTCTGTTTCAGTTCCGGAATATCAACGCCATTTACTGATACCACAAGAGTTCCGCTTGTCTCATCCTTTTCGCTTGGCTCTCCGTAGTAGCTATTGTAATTGATGGTTGCAATACACTCTGTTCCCTTTACGATGACATCATTAGGTCTCTTTACCATAGATGTTCGCAGGATATACTGGAGTTCGGCTTTTGCCGTAACAAAGTCATACGACTGTTTGACGTTATCGGCATACTTATCCTTGTCGTTATACCACTGGCGATAACTGTTTTCATCCGAAAAGAACCTCCAATAGATGTGCGAGTTGTTTCCCTCCGGCACTACCTCTTGATCTATATAACCGAACTTCCCATCTTTTAAGGAAATCAAGTTGTCCTTGATGAGCTTCTGCACCCATTTTCCCAAGTAACCTCCCCAATCGGTATTGAGGTCAGTTATTTCCTTGTCTATTTTTTCTGTTGCCATATCTTAATTAATTTTTCCAAGTTTCATCATCAATCCAAGGTTTCTCATTTACCCACCATCCACTTCCGAAACAACTTCTGATAGCTTGCCAAATGAGAACACTTCCCTTATATACTGCTGAAATCACATTACTTCCTAACCTGATAGCAGAGATTTCTTTATTTCCTAACTTGATCATAGACTATTCCTCCGTAAGCATATAGTAGGTGTCGGGGTCCTTTGTTTCCAAGGTCTCGTAAGCTGCTTCCGTCATATTCACGAACTTCGTGATAGTAGCAGGGATGTCATCTACTTTTTTCTTCAACGTAGAAATATCGGACGTAGCGGTAGCCAAAGCCTTTTTGTTTTCCTCTGTCGTCTTGCTTGCTGCCTCTGCCTTTTTTAACGCATTACTTGCATCAGTCGCAGCAGTGGTTGCTTTCTCCTTGATTTCGGTGATAGTGGATGATAAGTCGCGGAGTTTGTCACTAACAGCCTTCTGACTCATCACCTTATCCTCAGCTTCTCCTGATTCCTGAACAACACTCTCCTTGTCGAACTTCTTAGCCAATGCATCATTCAAGGTCTTCTGGCTTACAACCTTATTGGTGCTCACGCCCAACTCCTGAGCCACTTCCAGCAAGGTTGTGTTTACCCAGCTGCTGCCATTCTCAGAATAGAGTACATTGATGCCCTGAGGAACTACGAGATTATCAAAGTTTTTATACGTACCAGCGGCGGTCGCAAAATAATACATTTTGGCATCAATAACTTTTGTAGGCACAGTGTCAAGACTAGCCACGCCCATATACGTAGCACATCTTACGAGTTTAAACTTTTCTATGATATTTGTTATCAACTCGTCCCAATAGCTATCCCTCTTGGCATTTACACACCAAGTTTCTCTGTCTGCATTCCAGTAATGAGCCCAACCGTCTATCACCACAAAGTCACCGGCCACACCACCAGTAGGGAACTTTCGGTTCACCTCATAGATGCTGCCATATTCTCCCTTGTAATGAGGATCTTCTTTATTAATATCGTTAGTCATAAAATATTATATTTGAGATAGTTGGTTATACTTTTCTGCCAAATCGCTTTCCTTCTTACTTACCAGAAAGATGCTGATGGCACGATAGATAAGATATTTCTTGCATTCATCTGTAAGGGAAAGGATAATCTTCTGGTCGGTCACTTCGTTTTCATGCCCAGTATCAGTAGAAAACACATCCTCTAACTTTTGATAAGGGATATACGTGAACAGTTCAACCTCATGATCATATACAGCTCCAACAGGTGCATGGTTGGCATCATACCTTCCGGCAGTCCAGTACATCAGCACTCGCTTTCCTGTAGTTGGCGATGTGGTAATCATGCCCTTTGGTTTCTGTGGCGTTCCCCTGGTCCACCGGGAGGCTTGCATCTGAGCCTCCTTGCTGCCTGGTTCCATCAGCATAGTCAGCGTGCTTTGCCAACTTCGTAGCCTCAACTCTACCAGTCTCAGCCAATCGTCAGGAATTGTCAGGCATCCATGACCATCTGTAAACTGTGTTTGGATGGCATCATAATCTTGATTGCCACTATCATTCAGCGAAACTTCCACCCTTTTGGGGAGAATCATTTGCGCTGGTGCTTGCAGTAGAATCTGTTGTCCTGCCGTTTCAATGGCTTGCTTCATTTCCGTGTCCGAATCATCCGTAATGATGTCATTCACCTCATCATGGATCACTTCGTCCATAGCTATGCGCATTTCCTTCACAAGGTCACTCAAAAGAACTTCCATAAGCAAGAAACCTATTAACTAAAAATTATAAACTAAAACTCAATCACCACACCCAGCTCTTTAGCCTTCTCCTTCACACTCTCAGGTGATTTCAGTTTCCTTACATCCACCTTATAGGTCTTCTGGAGATAGTTCTTGGCCTTAGTGATGTTCTCGAAATGAAGGGCATTCTCGTCCTTCACCTGCTCTTCTTTTTGTTGCTGAATCTCTTCCGGCTGGCTCTCATCAATGATACGCCCTGCCTTCGTAAGAGGATGTTTCCTGATGCATTCTGCCACCTGCTTGTTATCCGTAATGTACGAATAGGCATCGTTGCCACACCGCTCAAACTCAATGTTCTTGATCAGTCCGCTCGGCAGAGTCACCACAAAAATGAGCATGCTCTTAGCTACAAATCTATACATATCTATTTGTGTTTATGGTGAGAAGGGATAGTGAGACTGCATTAGCCTCAACTATCCCCTAGATTGATATATGTAGAAAACTATCAGTTTCCTATACGATGATTACGCTGCCTCCAAAATCTGCTCATCGGTCACGCCATCACCAGTGAAGACTGGTCGGGCTACACGCGCATGAGCATCAGGGAAGGTCAGTACCCAGCAGCTATACTCCTCCATCACAACACCTGCTGTGTTACGAATCAAGAGATCCTTAGCGTTAAACTCATTTCTGGTCCATGTGCCGAATACATACTTATCCAGATAACGAGCATCCAGGCAGAAAGCTCTACCATCCATACCCCAGGAGTTAAAAGCATCGTGACGATAAATCAGAATCTTAGTACCCATACTCTCAAATTTCTCGAAGTCAAGTTTCCAACCCTGATAGTCCTTTTCTGTCTGGGTAATGATACGCTTGTTAGAACGAAGGTTAGCAAATGCCTGATAGATCAAGTTGTCAACGAAGAGAAGTTTCGTACGGCTGGAGTTACCTGCACCCTTCAACATAGCAGCAATAAACTGAGTCAATTCTTTCTCGCTGATTACATACTCGTATACCTGCTTCACAACCTCAGTTGTACCATCATCAGAGTTCGTAACCTTTACCTTCGTTGTTACAGGAACAAGATCACCTTTATCGTTCCTTTGCATCTTTGGCTCCCAGTGACCTATCTGCAAATCCTTTCCAGCTTCCCAGAAGATGCCGCCCATAGTGTATACCATACCGACATCCTTTCCACCATTCGACTGAGAACGATAGCCAAAGAGACCACTCAACTCCTGGCCCTGACGCATATCGTCCATCGCCATTTTCTCCTGTCTGGTGAAGTCCCACTGAACCTGGGTCTTCATCATACGGTCAATAAGAGATTCCTCTACCTGCATGATGAATCGCTGGCAATACTGGAAGCTCTTGTCAGGCATAGAATAGTAACTACCTGTTTCAACTTCCTTTTCTCCAGCGGCTCTACCAAGTCGCATTACTACTGTTCCAATGGCAATATCCTCAGGAATGTCTCTGTTACCACGTGATGCATTCTTTTTGCCATTCAGTGCATAACAGGTTGGATTACCATCGTTGTCAACAGACGTAACTCGCAACTGCAGAGGAATCATCTTGCTTCTGTCGGTACCATTATCATCATAACCCAGCATGCCGTTAACCATGATAATGTCACCAATACCAAACACAGTAGGATTTTCTACCTTAAATGTCACTGAGCCACCATTTGTAGTTTTAGCAAGTTTCTCAGTTAGTTTGGTTTTGATTGGTCGCTGACCGATGGAATAATACTCGATGCGGTTGCTGTCAACAGGAGTCATTCGTTTCGAAGCTCGAAGAATCTGATCGATAGGGCAACTCTCCAATTTCATTTCTACCACGGTCGGGTTAACATGTGCTACATAGTAGTCCCAATTTCCCATTTTTTCCTGCTGCTCCTGACTAGCAGCTGCCCATTTAGGACCAGTACCACCAACACCAGGACCATCTGTAGGACCAGTCGGGCCACCACCACCTTCACCAGTAGGAACAGCAGGAGGATTTTCTGCCATCGCATAAGAGCTTCCACCACTAAGAATCATGACGAGCACCGCCATCATGAAACCAAACCATTTCTTAAACTGTTTCATAATCTATACATTTAAAATTATTAATTATAAATTTCTAATTCTACATTCCAATCATCTTGCTGTACACCTGTTCTGTACGGCTCTTTTCCTTTGGTAATGAAGGTGCTCCACCGCCTCCATCGATGTTGATGTTCTTCTTGCCGCCCTGCTTGCCATCATGCAGTTGTTTCTGCTGGTCAATCTTCTCGTTCTTACCACGCTTGTAGCCTCGCTCCTCGGCATCAGCCACAGCTTTATCGAAGTCCTTGATCTGGAAAAGGCGCAAGAAGTCTTCCTTTTTCAAGCCATACCGAGCTGCACGCCATACGAAACCATCATCATCGTGATCCTCGCCATCATCGCTACGCTTGTAAAGCCATTCTATCAAATCGGTAATCGCCTCAGGCTTCAATTTCGCTTCTTTAATAGCAGCGTCAAGTTCGGCATCTTCCAACTCCATATTGGCAGCAAGTTGCTCATTGTCCTTTGCTAGTTTCTCGCTGGCTTCAAGTTTCTCTTTCTCGCTAGCTTTCAAGCGTGCCTTAGCCTTCTCGTCACCATTGATGGCATCAATATAGTCCTGCCCCATTTCATCAATCATGAAATCGATAAAATTGAAGTCGTTGCCATCGGCATTTTTCTTGGTCATAAGACCTGTCACCAGACTTGGAGCATGAGGATTCTCCTGCAACATTTTGTTGAAGTCATCCATTTTCTGCTTATTCTGGTCATACTGGTCGTAATCGGTCGAAAGTTGACCATAAACAGCCTCATCATCGTCCATATTCAAGTCCGGATAACGCTGAGCAAGACGTTCCCTAAAAGAATCTCGCTTTGACTTAACTTTCTGATTATCAATAGTTTCCTTTGCCATAAATATTCATTTTTAATATTTGTGTGCTAAATTAAGGAAAATTTCGCATAACCTTGTGTTAAGTTCTGCATCTTGATGAATTAATTTTGTTGGTATGAAACATCTAAATTCCATATCCGAAATTTACCTTAAAAGAGACCAAGAAATGTATCTGCTCTTTCGCAAGGCCAAGAGGATGGTAGAATATCCTACCACCATGGCTAAGATATGCGATTACATCGCCAAGATGCCTGCCTCTTGCTATTATCTTGCCGATAGCACAGCCTATCGGTATGTATGTAAACGCATCAAGGGGGATAAGCCTAAATTCGGAAAATACCAAGCCATGAAAGAAAAACTCTTTGAAGATTTCTATCAGGATTTCTTGCGTCTCCGGCAAATGGATCAATACAAGGACTACAATACCAAAAATCTTGTGTATGTATGTTTGAATCTTCCTGCGCCCAATTTGGGTATGGCTCCACGCTACATCCAAATGAAAATAAACAATTATTTCCGCAATAAGAAAACATCATTCATAACTCGATAAATCACTTCCATTATGCGTACATTATATATTACACTTCTCATCATCCTCCTGATGGCTTTCATCATTCCGCTTCATGCCTCGCTGGCTGTGTCTCCATCATCGCCATTATACACCCATTTCGCCTATATGTTTGGTCATGCCAACTTTATACACTGGGGTATCAACGGCTGGTGCATATTGATGGTTCATCATCAGTTCCGCTTCCATCGCCTACTGGCTGCCTGGCTCTGCTCCGTGTTGTTGTCGTTCATATACTATCCAGCATTACCTGTATTGGGTGCATCCGTATTGATTTCTTTCTTCATGGGATTCTCTGCGCAATGGTATTATCGGTATCACCGCATCTACTTCTGGCAGATGATGCTCGGTATGGCTATAGGTTTCCTTCTCCCTTACATAGCTGGTATCTTCCACATAGTCCTATTCTGTTTAGGTTTCATTTATGCCAAGGCAGAGAGATTTATCCGACATGCCAACACACTTAACATTTAACATTCAACACTTAACATTATTATATATAACGAATGCCAGTAGCAAAATCCTCCTTAAAGGTTCGACCTCAGCTGCAGATTTCTGATAAGAAGCTCAAAGAGATTCTTGCAGAAGATAAGAGAAGACTCAAAAGTCTCCTCGCTAGTTATCGTCCCATTACTGGAGAGAATGCCCCTGGACTTCGATTCGAATGCGTCATCACTGATTTTCTGAATGGAAAGAAACTCTGGCTCCCGGTGGAAATGTTGAAGGAAAAGAAGTTCTGCGCCATCATCAAGTGTGGATCCATAGAGACCTTTTGCGATAAGTACATGCCAGACTTCGAACAAGAGAAGGCTCGCGATGCTGTTTTCCGTTACCTCATACGCCTGCGCTGTAAGCATGATTTCTATTTCTTCGCCTATGCCTATGCCCGAATCAAGAATAAGGATGGAGGTGAAGATATACCTTTTCTCCTCAACCATGGACAGATTGGTCTCATAAAGGAATTTGAAAGACAACGCCTTCATGGAGATTTAGGCTCTATCCTTCTCCTTCTCCTTAAATGCCGCCAGTGGGGTGGATCTACTGCTACAGATGTATATATGGGATGGATTCAGATATTCTGGATGACTAACTGGAATAGTAACATCATTGGTCACCAGTCATCATCTGCAACCCAGGTGTTCGATATGTACGAGAAATTGATGAATGCCATTCCTACATGGCTGTTCTATGATATTGGAATACCTTTTAAAGAGGATCCTCGCAAACTCAAAACATCAAGCACACAGAATAACATCAAGTATCTCATACCACGCGATTGCAAGATACAGACAGGTTCCGCCAGAAACCCAGAGTCCTGCCGTTCTGCCGATGCTGCCATGGCACATATCACAGAGGAAGCCTTCTTCCCTAACACCACAGAGTGGACTCCTCAGAAGGTTATCAACGCTGCAGTTTCTTCTATCCGTGTCACCGTGCCATTAACATTCATCGTCCGAGAATCAACTCCAAACGGACGTGAGAATGAGTTTCATGACGAATGGGTCCGTGCCAACTCTTTCGATAAGGATGGAAAACGCCTCTCTATCTATACTCCATACTTCGTGCCATGGTTCGATATTGAGAAGTATATCCTTCCTTTCAAGACAGAGCAAGAGAAAATAGACTTTGTTATCTGGTTATACAAGAATCGTGAAGATGAGCAATATCATGGTTCTTACTTCTGGTGGCTTTGGGAAATCAAGGGTGCTACGCTCGAAGGAATCCATTGGTATGTGAACGAGTGCAAGAAGTATAATGATTTAGACGGTATGCGCCAGGAATACCCTTCTGATGATGTAGAAGCCTTCCTATTCTCAGGTACTACAGTCTTCGACCCATACAAGTTGAAGGAAATGGAAGAGGACTGCAAGGGTATTGAGCCTATCATGGTTGGTGACATTGAAGGTGACTCTTATGATGCTGCCGATGATGCTTGCATGAACAATATCCGCTTCATCGAGCGTTCAGGCGGACCATTGAAGGTGTGGGCTGGACCAGACAACTCTGAGATTGTCAGAAATCGGTATATCGTTGCCTGCGATATTGGTGGTTCTCATAAAACCTCCGACTTCTCAGATATTGTAGTCCTTGACCGCTACGATGAAATATATGGTGGTGTACCGGAAATCGTAGCTGAATGGCATGGTCACTGCGATGCCGATCAGTTAGCCATGCGCTGTGCCCAGATTGCCCATTTCTATAATGATGCTTATCTGGTCATTGAGAACAATACTGCCTACTCGCGCATGAACAATACTGAGGGCAACCAGTCAGAGCTGTTCTTCCCTATCCTTCTTCCTCTATACAATAACCTCTATAGCGCATCACAGTCCAAACTGAAGAAGGTGAAGAATATCGAAATGAAATGGGGATTCAACACCAACAAGAATACAAAGGTGGCAGTAGTGAAGACCATGGCCCGCATCATCCGTGATGGTGGCTATATGGAGCGAGAACTTGCGGCAATAGACGAATGTACCTACTTCCTCTATTACAAGCAGAACGATTGCTATGGAGCCGTAGCCGGAAAGCATGATGACCGTGTCATGGCGCGCGCCATTGCCCTCTACGTGGAAAAGGATATGCCAGCACCGGAAATCGTTCCATTCCGTTCAAAGGCAGAGATAGAACGTGAACGCCTCCGCAACCGCCCACCTGTAGTAGCTGATTTGGCAGGAATAGGTGGTGGCAGTTAGCCTCTATATAGCCAGCAGCATAATCCGTCCCCTGTATAGTCACCGTTCCAGGCGATTCTATCGCCTGTCCATATAAGTTAATAATTAAAAGTAAAAAGAAAAATGAAACACAGTTATTCAAACCTGCTGCGTAAGATGCTCATAGCCATCTACCAGCCTATCGTCACTCGTATCGAACTCTTCCGTGCCACACGCATGTGGCAAAAAGGAGTCAAGGCAACCATTGCCAAGTATAAAGAATGTGGTGCGCCTCGCTTCTACATGCTCTACGACCAGTCGCATAAAGATTTTGCGATCATGACCTACGATCCTAACAGAAAGAATATGCTCGCATATCGAAGATTAGTCCAGATGGGCAAGTGGAAGGCAACACGCTACTTCAAGAACGTAGAAGACATCAAGACTGCCTCCTACTACTACACTCCTTCCAAGTGGGGAGCCATCGGCTGCGATGCCGACAACAAGGTTAGAGCAAAGAAGTTGAAACAATGGCAAGAATACTACATGTACCGAGTTTCTACCCCAATGTTTAAGTTACGCATATACAAGAAGAAACATGGTATTGACTAAACAAAAAGAAGAGGAGACCATCACGGCTTCCTCTTCACAATCAAATAAAAAACTAATAAACCTAAAAAATAAAATAATCTAATCTAAGAACTGAACAACATTTCGTTCAATATTATGAATTACCTAAGAACTTCTTTTCTACATAGCTGCCGAAGGAAGAGCTGCCAAATCATTTGCTCCATCGTTTACATCTTTCAGATGTGCTGCAGGCGTACCAGTCTGCTGTTGTTCAACTCCTGCTGTAGGCATTTCGCCATTCGCTTGCTGCTGCGATTGCATGGCTTGTAGCTTCTCCAACTGTTCCTTGAAGTACTTCTTCATTCTGCTCGTACCAGGGAATTGCCCTACCGTAAGCATCGTATATGGGTCCATCTTACCGCTGGTCATGAAGTTCCAAGCCATATCGTTGTTCGTGGCTCTGACGATTGGGCTGTAAGCATCCAGGTCGATGGCTACGTCCAGATCCATATCCCTCATGGTCTCAGAATTGAAGTGAATTTCAAATTCATCACCTGTCAGTTTCACGCTGTCAGCATCGGTACAAAATTCCTGTATAAGGTAAAGTTTCTTCTTGGCCACACGTACCTTAAAGTTGTTGAAACTCTCAACAAAGTCCTGTATGGTTGTAGATGATGATTCTCTTTCCAACTGATATTGCTTACCGCTGGTATTCCGGTGCTGTCCTTGAAGAGCACCCTGCACACCACTTCCCTCGCTTGCCATCGTCTTGGCAAAGTTCACCATGAAGTCAACACCTGCCGGAATACTCTTGTTGACCAATGTCTGAGGTGGTTTACCTCCATTCTTGGAGTTCCATAAGATAAAACCATCCGTCTTGGTATAGTTCACCTGCATTTCATCGATGCTCTGTTTCTCGCTCAGAGCATTTTCGTCCACAAGCATCGTACCCTTGGCACCATTGGCCACAATGAAATTAATCATCATCATGTAATGGTTCAAGGTGCGCTGGTTGTTCTCGGCACGCATAGAGAAACTTCTTATCTCACCATTCAGGCAAGGATAAGCCACGAAGGTATATGGCATGATGGAAGTTCTGAAACCGTCTCTCAGCACATAGTAGGGCGATTCCCTGGCATCCAGCAGATAGCCATTCGGTGTAAGGTATCTTCTGAACCAGTAGGTCTCAGCCTCATCCTTAATCTCGATGGTCATAAGTTCAGAAGGGTCTACATAGTAGATAGGCTCACCATTCTCATCGAGCACAGGTAGGCCATTCTCATCTTTCATGATGTTGGATTCCTCTATCTTGCGCTTCTTTTCCTCATAGAAGGCTCGCTGGTCAGGAGAAGCATAGCCGCAATCTCCACTCTCCCAGTCATGCACCCAGATGGCTGGTCTGGTTTCTTTTGTCCAGATTTCCAATACCCGGTACTTGCCTACTACTGAAGAATGGGTGAAATCATCTATCCCGGCATACTGTGCTTCACCGTTGGGGTGATAAGTCTGCTCAGGAGCGAAATGATGCTGCGTCTGTAGATAGATCTCACTGAGTTTATTAACCTCTTCCTTGCTTCCATTTGTAAAGGTAGCAATAATCTCTCGCCAAGTCAAATCATGAGCCTCAGCAATAAATTCCACATCGCTCAGGTCATACTTAAAGAAAGGTGGTAAAGCTAGCTTAAAGATGTCTACAGAATAGTCAAAGATGCCATTCTTGCCATCCCTTCTGCCATAATAGGTTTTCATGCCCACAAAGGCGAAGACACAGAAGGCATAGAACATTCTCGCATCTAACTCTTGCCTGTCGTTCTGATTGTCGTTCTGACGAAGATATTCATTGAAGAAACTGATATAGTCTTCCTCGTTTGGATCCACGGCACTACATGTAGCAGTACTGCGCTGCTGGCGCACAAGACCTACGAGCGAAAGAAGTTTGTCTCCGATTACATCGTATTCCAGTATTGGCATACCTTTCAGTTCCATATACTGCCGGATGGTAATCTTTCTTCCGTTCCATTCTATCAGCTCTTCCAACTGTCTTCCCATCACGAAGTCTTGCGCTCGCTTCCACTTCTTTCTCAGTTCTGCACCATCATAGAAGTATTGGCAAGCCCATTGCAGCAACAGAAGATTGCTTTCGCTCTGCGTAAACCGTTCCCGACTCACTCCTTCAAGTGAATCGGGTCCTGGCTCTGCATAGTTCGATATGTCATTTATTACATGATTGTCAACCATAATTCTTAATTTTTCGCCAAAAATACCGCATTTTTCTCGCTTATTAGTGATAAGTTGCGCAACTTAACATTACTTTTCCATATTTTCTCCTTATTTTTGTTCCGCATTTCAATTTAAAACGTTTTAAATCATGGGTAAATCAATCAATGTACATGAAGCTTGCGTCATTACTAAAGATGATAAAGGCAACCTCTCCATGGTAGGCAAGGCGAAAGAAGCCCTCACCACCTTGAAGAAAAATAATGTTTCCGTCTGCATTCTTCTCTGCGACAACAAGAAGGAGGATGTGGAGAAGTTCCTTAACGACAATAACGTGCCTTTCGCCTCTCTCAGTACCAAGGAGGAGACCGATAAGGATGGCAACACCAAGCATGTTGACCCACCAAAGGCAGATGTCACCATCATGCCAAGTTCCAAGGTCATCACTCTTCAAGACGATTGGCAGTGGTGTTTGGATGATATTGCCAGACGCCTTTGGGGAAAGGAAAAGAAGGAGAATCCGAAGAGTGAGCAGCAGCGCATGGATGACAGCATGGCTGATTACATACGCTGGGCAACACCAAAAAATGTACCAGATAAAGCATCTGGTACTTCTCTCGGATAACATCGCTCCAACATCTTCAATTTTCAAAATACGATCTTAATCTTTTTTTTAAAAATAAAATTTATTTGGAATTTAGAATTTTACGACTATCAAAAAGGGACTCGCTGTGAAGCAAGTCCCTTTTTCTGTTTGTAGAAATATAGAACATTTCCTAAAGTGAAGTAGCCCGAAGGCTACTCCATTCCGTTCAGCGTATTAAGCAGCTCCTTTCTGGTATTCCGAATCTCTACCAGTTTGGCAGCATCGTTTGTACCATCCATTTGCTTCTTAGCCTTATTCATCTTTCTTCTTGCAGCAGAGATAGCCTTTCTAACCGCAAACAGTCGTTTGTTGGTCTTGCTGTTCTTAAAGGCATTTGCCTTCGCCTTATCAACATCCTTCAAGCGCTGATACTCCTGATAAGTCTCCATGGTTCCGTTCCAGACGTTCTGTATTCTCCAGTCCTCCGTCACGTCCTCTGCCTTAGCCTTCATCAGGTACTTGCTTTCAGCCTTCTCCATTTCCTTCAAGTCATCATCACCGTTCAGATAACCCTGCACCATGTCCAGAGCCTCCTTCTGTGTGAAAGCCTTGTAATCACTTTGCGAGAGGAATTTCTTCATCTTCTGGCGCATCTTCTTCTTCTCCGTGATACTCTTGGCAGCATCAAAGCGTTTACTAGCCTCCTGTAAGGAAGTCACTCCATCATTCATTTCCGCACTCTCCAGTGCCTTCACACTGCCGATGGCAGCCTTAATCTGAGCCTCAGCATCAATACCATTGCGCTGGCAGCTCTGATAGGTCATCACCACGCCCTCCATGTCACCGCTAAGGATAAAGTCCTTAAAATAGTTCTGAGCCTTCCATGGAGAGAATCCCTTCGATGATGGGAAGAAGAAATCCACAGCCTTGAACTCCTTATTCTCCTGACTCGGAATAAGGAAAGGCGCCCAGTACAAAGCATCCTTGTAAAGCAGTCCGATGGTCTTGCCATACTTGCGCTGAATCTCCTGATCCGCATGGCTGGCTTGAAAATCGCTCAGATAGTTTATATCGTCCAAGGTCATTCTCACCATAGGATTAGCCTTACCTATCATTCGCTGTACCATAGGTCCAGGGAACTCTAGTTCACCCTTATGGTTGAAGAGGTATTCAGGAACCTCACGGAACTGCTTACCATGTCTCACATACATTTCTGTACCATCTTCATATCTGCCTAAGAAGATCTTGCTCTGCTGGCCAAGGCTGTTGCCTCGCATCAGATAGTCATACCACTTCATACCATCAGGATAAGCAAGTTCATACATGCTCTTATAGCTTGGGTTGGTCTTCCGGATCTCCTCTGCCTTCTTGCGCTCCTTCTCCTCATCAAGGGCACGGAAGGCTGCATTAATGCCATTCGCAAAAGCCTCATAGAACACCATGAATCCGATGCCATAACAGAGCAGAGCAGAAATCTGTCTGCTTCTTCTGCCCTCATCCTCCGGCATAAGCTCCTTATGCCACAGTCTTTGGTAGTACTGCTTGAAGTTTTCAAAGGTAGCCTCATTCCAGATAGAACCAAATCCGGTTAATGCCAGGAAGTGGCGAGTGGTAGAAGCATTCCAGTCTGGTGAAAGAAGAACTCGTCCGGCATAGCGCAAGGTTCGATGGCTGGCACCCAATACATCCCAGTGCTGACCACCAAACATATCGTTCACAAACTGACCGTCCTCGTCCAAAGCCCGGCTCAGTTCCTCAGCACTCCATCCCTTCTTCTTGGCACGTTCCTTAGTCTTGTCTGCCCTCATCCGGTAGGTCGCAAGTTTCAGTCCGTCATGAAGGAAATCCCACAAAGCTCTATCCATGCCCTTGTTGATGAGCGAAAGCATCTGCGTTGCCACCTTCAATGGCATAGTAGCCAAAGCCACCGTTCCGGAAATTTTATTTCCGTCCTTCAACTTCTCCTGCACCTTCATCATTGCATCGCGCATATTGTCGAACATGTTCTGTACGTCTGCAGCTGCATAGTCGTTGGTCGCTCCAAACTTCACCAAGTGGGTAGCAGCCTCCTGAAAATCCTGCGGATTGGCAAAGCAAGGCAGTTCATGGTTCTTGGCAGTATCAGCAAAAATATACTTCATAAAGTTGGCCATAGCCTTCTTAGGACCAAACTCCACCATGTTCTGCACCATATAAACCTCCGTCAAGGCTCCGGCATGGAAACCGCTAAAGCCCAGCTCCAGTTTCTTCGCACTCGAAGCAAGCGTATCAAAAGCCTTCCAAAAAGGAGAAGACTGATAGGTCTCGAATACTACCCCGAATCGGTCACCGGCACTAGCCTCGCTATAAAGCACTTTCTCCTTACCTGTGATAGGATTCTTCACCTTCACTTGCTTAGGCGATACATTATATACCCATACAGGACCCACACCCGGAATCTCAAAGTACTGATACTGCTCCAGGTTAAATGGTGGCGTAGAAGAAAGCAGTGGGTCGGAAGAAATAATCTCTCCGTCCTCATTCCGCTTTATCACGTTCAATCCGCTCAACTCCTGCAGCATCGTCTTGTTAACCCAAGCCTCGATATTGCTTCTGCTGTAGTAAGCCATCATCTTCGTGATGTCGGTAGTCTTAGGTACAAGTCCCACGCTGATACCCTCCATCAGGGTACTGATAGTTCTCGGCTTCTCGTTAGGACTTTTTGTGCGCTGTCTGTTCTCCACATACATCGCATAAGCCTGCTTGTCGCTCTTCTCTTTATCCCAGATATGGTTTACATAGTCGGCATTATATCCGGTGTCCTCTTTTAAGGTATGATTATCCTTCAACCAGTCGTAGGTATAGTTATACCAGTCTCTGATAGAATCAATGGCAGCCTTCATTTCAGGAGAGAGATTCTTGTAATCGATACCATCCGGCACAATCTGCTGCTTCACCAGTGGCAATACATGCTCACTCAGAATGTCCGTTCCGTCAATAGGAACAAAACCTTCCTCACCCTGATGATTGGCATTGATGGCCTGTGCCATCTTGCTGGCCACCTCACCCACAGCCTGCGGATCATCATATACCTCCACTTCCTTGCCATCTTTCAGTTCGGTATGCCTCTTTCCAGTCTGAGCAATCAAGTCTGCCACGAAAGGCTGGATAGCCTCTACATCAGCAGGCTGGATATGGATATGTCCCTTGTCAAAAGCACTAGTGGCATTCAAATCATTCGCCAGGTCACGCAAACGTCTAGGAGCCTCTATTATATAAGGTATAGCCTCAGCCAGCTTTTCTGCCCGGTTCGGCTTGCCCTTGTAGTCAGAAAGCAACTTATCAAAAGCACCGCTATCAGCCATCTTCTCGATTCTGTTCTTCACATCATTGATATAGATGGCATCGTCTGCACTAGCCTCCTCCATATTCTTTCTACGATGGATAACGGCATGCTTAACGATCTTTGATGCACCCTCCTTGCTCACATCGGTACTGGTCACCTCAGCCAAGTCCTGCATCACCTGCTGCTCCAGTGCATCAGCCTTCGGATTGGTCTCTGCCGGATAAATCTTACCCTCATACAAGTCCAAATCTGCTTGCTGCTGCTCCAGAAGCTCATGTCTGGCCAACCAGTCCTCATACTTGCGTTTCACCTTCTCCTGCTTCTTTTTTTCGAAGGCAAACATATCAGGCATAGGGTCTTCCTGGTCCTTCATGGCTTCCTTCCATTTCTCATATTCGTGAATACGAGTCATGTAAGCACCATCCTCTTCGCCTTCCATACGGATAGGCATCCCCATAGGTTCCTCGCCTGCAAGATGGTGTCGCTCACGCCAGTCCTTATTAAGCTGTGCCCATTCCTTCTTGCCTGCCTCATCCTTGTCGATGTCATAGAACATAGGAGGCTCAGGGTCATTCTCATCCTCGCGTGCATTCTGCCATTTGCGCCACTCCTGTACACGTTTCATGTATTGAATTGTGCTTTCGCCCTTCTTCTGGCGTGGTTTGCCCTTACCTGCACCATCAGATAGAGCATCCTTGATTTCAGCATTGCTAGCCTGCTTCATCATGGCTTCCTGCTTCTCCTTAGGCATATTGTCCCAAACATGGAGAGCCTTGCCAGCCTTCATCAGGTAGTATCTCAAATCCTTGTCATTGAGAAGTCCCGGCACACGAACACCCAGCTTCTTAAGCACCTTGATAAGATAATGCTTAATCTTGGTCCAAAGAGAAAAGTCCTCAGCAGTCTTAGGACCCTCCTCAGCCAGTCGGGCGATATACTCCTGCGTTCCCACATTCATGCGGTCATACTTCTTCCAGTCCGGATCATACTCATTGGCAATCTCCAGAATCTTGCCGCGAGTGCTTGCTGCGACAGAATTATAAACGAAATTAGCGAATTTTCTCACCTCATCTTCGCCACCCAGCAGCACTTCCATACCCTCATGGCCTATCTTTTCATGAAGCACCGTTCTCTCCGCCTCGCTCGCATCAGCACAGTTAGGCAGATAAACATGCACCGTGTGCGTAGTAGGGTCATACCATCCGGTAGCCCCATTCTTCACATCACTCAGATAAGCATCCGGAACCTCATCCACAGAAGTGTAAACCGTAGCCTCAGCGCCACCCAGTTTGTTGGCAGTGTTCACCACCCGGTCACTCACCTGTTTCTGCTTGTCAGCATCCCAGTTATTCTTAAATATAGAGCTGCCAAGTCTAGCCAGCACATTTCTGCCGGATAAGTCATCCTTATTCAGCAGAGGAGCAATCACGCCCTTGGTCAACTGCACTGGAATACCATTGCCAATGATGGTATGCGCCAAAGATTCCGTCTTAGGCAACAGATAGTCATCGCCCAGTCCGGTAATTCTAGCCAGCACTCTTCCATCAGCACGCAAAACCTTTCCGCCCGGCATGATGATCACGTCTCCGCTCTTGGTTCTCAGTGTTGGCAGAATCTCATCCCCATAAGCATGAGGAATCTTGCCATCAGCATAAGCACTGCCCATCACATAAAGAGGCTTCTCTACCTTCTTCCAGTCAATACCATCAGCCTTCAGTCGGGCATCCATCCATGGAGCCACACCGCTTTCCTTCACCGTCAGAGTAGGAAGAATATCCTCCACAGCCTCCAGCCATCCCCCCTTGCGTGGCTGCTTCTTAGGCTTCTCAGGCAGTTCTCCGTCCTTCACGGCTCTCACTATCAGTCGCTCCCTATTGGTGTAGCCACCAAAATCTGCGGCATTATACACGTCAGCATCCCATGTGTAGCCGTTTTTATCCAGTGCGTGGGTGATAATCTTCATCGCCTCAGAGTCCTTGTAGCCCTTCACGTTCTCGATAGTCACCACTCGCGGTTTCACGGCATCAATGAAGTCGGCAGTACTCTTGGCAGTCTCCTTGTCAAGTTCCACCTCTCCACTATTACTTTTGGCCTGCGAATAGTTCTTGCATACAGGCGAAGCATGGAAATACTCCACCTCACCATCAATATGCTTCACCAGTTCCTTTGGATCCACGTCTCTCACGTCAGCCGTAACAATATGCTGCCCGAAGTTATTGCGATATACACCGCTTATCTTCCGGTCATATTCCACGGCCACTACAGGGTCAATAATGCCCTTCAAACCCTCTTCTACCAGTCCACCACCGCTAAAGTAGGTACCAGCTTTCATCAGCGAATCAGGGTGCTTCTTCAACTTCTGCTCCACGATAGGCGATTGCGCATTTTTACCATACACTTTGGAATAATGCACACCATCATTCTCGCCTCCTACAATTCTTCCTCTGTTATCGGTCTCCACAAACGGCACACCTCGTTTCTCTAACTCTTTTCTCAGACTTGGAGTAACCACATTAGAAGGCATAGTGATATTCTTGCCCTTGAACATATCATTAACAATAACATCAGCCACCTCGCTGTCAGGCACGATACGCACAGGCTTATCCCAACGAGAAAGCACCACTTTGCGCTTGCCTGTCAGCTGTCCTTGGATGATACCGGCCTTCCACTCTACTTCACCCACGGCATCCTTGGCTTTATCAGCCTTGTAGCCACTGGTCAGCTCGCTCTTTGGCACCTCAACCTCTACAGTCACGATGTTAGGGCGATTCTGAGCCTCGCTAAACTGGTCATTCAGTGGAGTGCGAGAAGTATGAAGATAAGGATTGTAAGCAGCCTTAAGAGATTTACCATTTCCCTTGTTAAGAGTAAACATACCCTTATCATCAGCAAGCTCTGGTCGCTCGTCTGCCTGTTCCCATTTACCGAGTTCGATAGGTTCCACAAACTTGCCCTTTACCTTTGCAGCCATCGGTGGATAGAGTTTTCCATCTTCGCCTACCTGCATGGCACGATAAACCTTCACCGTGTCTTCTTTATCCAGCTTCTTGATGGTCTCAGGGTCTTTCACAATGCTATAGCTAGCATCATTCCCATTCATCACGATCTGCTCGTCTCGGTTCACGTCCTCAGTCTCCTCAGCCAATGAGTTTCTGCGCTCCTCATCAGTCATACCCAAACGCTTCTCCACATTTCTCGATTCTACCTCACCTGCCAACTTTAGGTATTCTTTGTAAGAATCAAAGTCAGAGCGTGTACTTTCATTCAGGCGAAAACGTTTGATGGCATCATCCATACTTCTATCTGCATAGCCACGTGCAAAGTAATTGAAACCCTTAATACGTGTCTCTTTATCAGGAAGTTCATCAGACATATCTAAATCCTTATATTCCTCAACAAGGGCTTTTTCTACATCCGATTGATTATACTCACCTCCCATTTCCTTGGCCTTTTCTTCCAATTCATGAGCATAAGCACGTGCCTTCCACTCGTCTTGCGCTGCCTTAAATTCTTTTTCCATTTGTTCAGGTGATCCACCTTTGGTAAAACCCTCTATATACTGGATAGCATGCTGAATCTCGTGATTCAAAATACTATTCATATATTTCAGCTCATCAGCATGAATGGTAATGGTGTTGGTCTTTGCATTATATACACCATTTGAAGGCATATCGTTCATAATGGCATCCGTATCAATACGCACATCCTTCAACTGAGGATAAGCCTCAAAGAGTCCAGGCGCATCAATGACATCAGTAAGTTTACCATCATTCCAAAGCATATCGTCATCAAAACGCTTAACAATATTACCACCGCCAATATCCTTCATATCCTTGATCTTAGCATCTGGCATTTCGTATCTCCATCTACCATCGGCACCACGCTCCCATCCGGTAGCCAGTTTGATAGCCTTGGCATCCTTCTTGCCTCGCTCCATCTCCTCTGCCACCTTTAAGTTATCCATGCGATAGGTCTTTTCCTCAGCCTTGTCAGCCTCTGCAGCACCCATCTCACCACCAAACATAAAGCGAATATCGCTCTTGCGAGAATTGAAACGCTTAGAAGGAGGGATAACGTCACCCTTATCATCATAGGTAACAAGGTCGTTCAACTTTCTGTTGTTCTTGGCATTCTTATATTTATACTCCTTGCCATCATCAAAGCCAAACTCGTTTGCGTCATTACCGTCCCACCACAGTTGATTTGCAGGCACTTCATCCTCGATGATACGATATTTTCCTTCCAGTCGGTTCGTTCCATGCATTTCTGCATATTTCTTAGAAGGAGTAACCCAGTCGCCATTACGCAACTTACCTTCCTTCACCGAAGTAGGAACAGCACGATAAACCTTTACCTTAACATCCTTCTCGCCATTCTTAATAGCATCAATAGCCGTATTGATAGCTTTCACAGATTCCAATCCATAAGGAGTGTTCTGTGAATAACGCTCAGGATGAGAGAAGTAATCATCCGGCTGAGGAGTATAGCCCAAAGCCATATCCTCCAGGTTCACATCCGAGCCACTGGATTCCCAATCATCACGTCTCGCCTTGTCGCTTTCATATCCAGGGTTTCCCGGTGCTTTCCATGCGCCTACACCCTGATATGAACTTTCTGTATCATCATAGCCCTTGCGTCTGGCAGCCTCATCAAGCATTTCCCTGGCAGTAGCATCATCACCTTTGGCGAGAGCATCCATATACTGCTTGTCAAGTTGATCATCAGGAATCAGAGAAAGTTCCTCCAGGTGCTTCTGACGCTTGGCCTCCTCTTCCTCAGCTCTCTTTCTTGCGGCTTCCATAGCGTTACGCTGCGCCTCCACCTGCTTCACGCGCTCCTCTATCATGGCATCAACGTCACCAAAACTCTCCTTCAAGGCTTCATTTACAGGCTTAGTGTACTTAAGAAGTTCCTTTAAAGAGGAAATTTTATCTTCATTTGCCTGCAACAGATGGCGTTTGATATTGGCTCTGGCACGTGCAGCCTCAGCAGTAGAACCCTTCTTAATAGCATTGGCATACATCGCCACATCTGCCTCATCTACACCAAATTGCCGAGATACAGCCTTTATTTTATCCTCCACAGATAAATTTCCACCATTTCCCTTGGCAGTTTCGATATTATTTCTTATCTTTGCACCGCTATGAGGATTCAGGACGCTATCCTTTCCGCTTGGGTTATTTGCGGATGGAGTTAATGCCGAACCTTGATTCTCGCCCAAGGAATTAGAATCGCCTCTGAAACGATTCCATAGCACTTTTGATTCCGTCAATTCTTTCACAACTTTCGAAGGATCTATTTGATGTGCGCTAATCGCCACTTCCTCTTCACCCTGCTTTACTGTTATGGATTCATAGTTCAGAATCTTATTTCCATCTGCCTTTTTAAAAGATTTGATAAATAGATATTTAGTCTGTCGTTCCGCACCTTCTTTTGGTGCAGACTTCTCCAAGATAACGTCAGGACGCTCCAAGGTAGGCTTCAACAAACCAAATCTTTTGATTCGGTCGTTTCTTCCTGCCTTTTTGTATTGGTTTTCACCAAGTTTGATACTGCCAATAGGAGTAGTAACACGGCTATCCTTGCCAAATTCTTTCTGCCAGTTCTCTTCCGTATGCTCTAGAATCCGCTCTTGCTCAGCATTATCTGCCATCTGTTTACGCAGCGAAACAGCATCTTCCTTGGTCATACGAGATTTCACGTTACGTGGGTCTACCCCATTCGCCAAGTCTCTCAACACAAGATTGCGAATATCCTCCAAGGTCATTTTCTTAATGTCCTCAGGCTTCCACTTCGTAAATGTATCAAGAGTCCAATACCAGAACTTCTTCAGCCACTCCTTCAACTTATTGATAACACTCAGTTCCTTGGCTGTATCAAGCGGATTCTCCTTGATAGCATCCTTAGCCATCTGTTCCAGGATGGCAGCTCCGTCCTCACCAGTCAAACGAGCAAAAGCCTCATCGCAAATCTGCTCATCTGTCAGATGATTATAGTTAGGATCCTGCTTCAAATCGGCAAATAGCTGGGTCTGCATGATGAGTTTATCACCATACTCTATAAGTTCCGGATTCATTTTCTTAGCAGCAGTACGCCAAAGATGTTGATACTCATGGATAGGAGTATTAGGATTCAGATGTTCCTGGTTCAGCACAATCTGCTTGCCATCAGTGTAGCCATAAACCACACCTTTACCCTGCGCAAACTTAGTATTACCCACGATATTGGCATTGTTCTCGTCAAAGATAACATAGTTGTAATCACCTTCCTTGGCACCACCATGAATCATGCCAGCAGGGTACTTGATGCCGACAAAGCCTATTTCGCCCAAAGCCCTTGATGCTAATTCTGCACCATACGAAGGTCTTTCACGGTCAAAGAAGTCTTCCAAAGCATGATAAAGTTCTTCACCTTTCAATGTAGGAAGTTTCTGCATGCCATTCTCAGGAGAATCAAGCTTCATTTGGATGATACGCTCAATCCTATCTTTATCATAATTCGCTCCAGCATCTTTGAAATACTCGTTTTCATTGAAGCCATGATGGGTTATTTCCCATAGTCTGTACCATTTTTCCAATGGGAAGTTTTGAGAATCATTCCATCCAAGGTAGTTTTCACCATTATCATCAGGAATATCCACGTCATAGAGGTTGGCACTGGAAATATTAGGCAAATCTTCCTTTTTGGTGTTGGAAATGATTTCACGAATACGCTTTTCTTCCTTTAAGTTTGCCTCAATATGAGCACGTTTTTCTTCTGAAATACTACTTTGGTTCAGTCTGTCTTCATCACTTTTAATGTCTACATCAAGTTCTTTCAAAACGAACCCCTTAGCATCTTCAAGAGACTCACTATTTGCTGTCTTTAGAAAGTACGCATACCAGTTATCAGCAATAGGAGAACCCATATTCGGATAAAAAATAGCATTATTCGCTTTTCTATTCTTTGCACGACTTGCGTAGTCTTCTCCAATCTTTCTAGAGTTTGTAACATACACACCATGGCCAAAGGTCTCACTACCTTCACCTTGCAAGGCATGAGACAAATCGAACTTGTCAAAGCTAGCACCAGTACCATGGTAAGTACGCAAGAATCTCACTCCAGGCTCAGCTACAACCTTCAACTGTCTATCCAAATCCTTGTATTTCGCAAACAAGGAATCAAGTTTATCTCGATATTTCTCATGAGCCTTATCATTCAAGTCACTCCAAACATTATCAGGAATATCGTTCTCAGAGTCCAGTCCATGCTCATCCATGTACTCCTTCATCAGCTGATTTTGATACTCCTTACGTTCCTGCCCGGTTGACTTATAAGCCTCCTCAGTCTCCTTCATCTGCTTCTTCAACTCATTCCTCTTATTGGTCTGCTCGTCAATCTTATATGGGTCAAACTCCGAAGGGAAAGAGCCAGTAAGCCCAGCCACATTGTCCTCAAAACTCTTGTCAAGATTGAAGACCTTGTAGTTACCCCACATCAGCTTATTATAGTAAGAACGCTCCTTTCTAGCCAGCTCCTGCTTCTCAAAGTATTCCGGCATCTTGTTAGGATTGCTCATATCCACCACGGCATACTGCTTCCACTTATCCGGGCGCAACTCCTTGGCAAAGTTATAAGCATTCTCGGCAGCCTGCTTCTCCTCCGGTGTCTTGATCTTAAATCTCATTTCAGGCTGATTCAGCAGCATGGCAAGATTCAGATTATCCTGTGCCTCAGCCACCTTCTCCATATCCTCATTGCTAACCACCTTCACCGGAATACCAGCCTTCTTAAGCATAGTAGATACGGCATCATAAGCCACCTTCTGTGCCTCCGTCATTTCAGATGGCTCCACCTCCTTCACATCACGATCAAATTTTGCCTGTTCCTTCTGCACCATAGCATACTCCGCAAAAGGCTTAGTCTTGCGGTCAGAAGACTCCAGCCACTTGTCAAAGGTAGCCTTAGGCACAGAAGTAACCTTACCAAGTCCCTTCCAGCCCTTGGAGTAGTTGGCAAGATAAGCCTCTGTAGCAGCCTCCTCAGAAGGATAGCCATACATCACCTTATGCTTGTCAAACTCACCAGTCTCTGGGTTCACCTGGTCAACAACATAAACGTTACCATCAAAAGTATCAAGGTCTGCAGCGTCATTGATGAACATATCAATATGGTCACCATCAACGCCAATTTTACCAAGAATATAGCCATAAGTATCGTGCATGGTCACGCTCCAAGGCTTGCCCTGCTCGTCCTTACCGCTGCGAGTCACGCCCTTTGGTGTTTCTACGGTATAATCGTAGCCACCAAAGGACAAATGACCCTTTTTGTAGTTTCCTGCCTTCTTCTGAGCCTCAGTAGGTTCGGTCTCAGTTTCGGCAATGGCACTCTTTAAACGTTCTCCGAAGGATGCTTCTTGCGGTAGATGTGAGCCTCGAACAGCTGAGCCTTCGCCAGGTTCCATGCTGCTAACCTCTTGTCGCCCTTTGCGTCCGCTATCAGAGCCTTCTCCAATCTCGGACTCAGAAGATGCTTCTCCGTTACCAACTTCTTCGCCTTGGCTATTTCCTTCATCAACTCCTCTCCGTGAAGAGTCGCTACCCAGGCTACTGCCTCCTCCATATCCTTCTTCATTGCTTCTGTCATCATAATCAGCTAATTCTGGTAAAATTGATTTGACATATTGTTTGTACTCTCGTTCACGATCCTCAATCTCCATCATACGGTCAAATTCAAGTCCATTGATGTGATCAAGTTCGCTTTCAGACGGCAAAGATAACTCTTTTTCGTGAATATACGATTTATATTTCTCAATTTCTGCCTGTCTTTCGATAATTTCACGCTCTTTCTGTGCCTCATAATACTCTTCCTCGCTTGCAAGTTCATCTTCTGCAGCTGCTATGCGGTTCATCAGAGCCACATTTTTCATTTCCTTCACGCTGTCATAAGACTTGAACATATCAAGAAGGGTATTACGAACATCCTGGTCGGTATATCCCATATCCTGCAAGTTTACAGGAAGGTCATTATATACCTTCACAGCAAATTCGTTAACCGACATACCGGTTCCTTTCTTGGCAATAAGATAATTGAACTTATTAGAATCATACCGCTTGCCAATACCAAACTTAAAGTTACTCTTGCCCAACTCATATTGAAGAGATTCCGGATTCAAGCTATGAGGACTCAAAAATTCTGATACAGCCTCTTCAAGAGTCTGAGGAGTCAAGTCCGTAACATCAACAGAGGCATCCTTGTATATCTTTATTATTGCTCCAAGGTCATTCTTCTTGATAGCATCAGACACAAGAACCTTACGCTGCTCAGAAGGAGTCATACCCAGTTCCTCCATTTCCTGCTGGCTAACTTCTGTTTTATAAAGTTTGCTGAGTTTATTAGCTTGTGCCTTCAAACCCTTTGCTGCAACAGACAAATTAGTCTGCAGAGCCTCCAGCTGAGCCTTTGTAGTATTCAATTCCATAAGTTGGTTAGGCTCCAACTCTGTTTCGCCATTAATATACTGCTCCAGCATGTCATTCACCTCATTTATCTTGCGTTCCACATCCTCCTGGGTATGATAGATGTCCTTGCGCTGAGAGGTAATATAGTCGTTAGCCTTATCCATAGTTGGATATTGCTTCTTCAATTCCTTATCATCAAGTACGAGCACATGGAAATCATCTGATGGCACGATGGCAGTTTCATCAACACCAGCCTTCTCTACCTCAGCCTTGCGCTCCTCCGTCATTGCTTTCACCTCATCAGGAGTCATCACGCTGTTGCGGATAGTATTCCAGTTCTTGAAACGAGCATCAAGATCAGCAATCTGCTCATTAGCCAGACTCAACTCATCCTCCACCTTCTTAGCCTTTTCCGGGTCAAGATCGGCATTTGTATCAAGCCAGTTCTGATATTCAGCAGCAGCCTTCCTCTTGTTGGCAAGTTGAGTCTTGATGTCATCACGGCTGCCATTAACCAGATTCAAAAGTTTGCCATGGTCTTCACCATACTGCTCCTGCAAATAATCAGCAGCCACCTTTGTATCTGTATCTTTTGAAGAATAATCAGGATGTCCCTCGCTCAATCCCACGATGCCTTTGGCAAATCGTTCCTTCTTATCAGCCTCAGCCTGCTTCAACTCTGCTATTTCACGCTCACCATCCTCTCGATCCAAGTGCTCATTAATTGTGTTATCAAGCGCATTCTTGCGCCATGCAGCAAACTCTTCTTTAGACAGGGGAAGATAATCTTTACCATCAGTAAGCACAATCTTTCCGTCCTCGCTATATCCGGCAAAGGTCATGTTGATATTAGCATCACCCTCCTCCATGGCAACTGTAACCTGGTCATTCGGCTTCAAACCGCTGCCATCAAACTGGCTGATAAACTGCTTATTTCTTGCATCCTTCTGCTGAGCCAAAGAACTCTCAATGTATTCATCAAGAGGAACAGGAGTGCCCACCTCTCTAATCTCGGCATTAGATACCTGCTTAATTGTAGGCTGTCCCTGCTCATCAGGAACGACAACAAAGGCTCCACCATATTCGTTAGCCTTCTTCAGGAATACCTGTTTTCCGCTATCCAGAGTAGCTGGCATGATGTTTCCGTCTTCCGTCTGGTATGGCCAGAGCTGTTCCTTCAAAGCCTCACCATAGCCATCATCGGCATGCTGCAGAGCATCAATAGCACCCTTCTTGGCATCCATTGCCTCTACATACTTACTGATAGCCTCTTTTTGTGCTGGAGTCAAACTACTTGCACGCTGAGCCACAAACTGCTCCATATCTCTACCTTCATTATAGGCATTGGCTACAATATCAGGCATCTTCTCATTGTCAGCAAAAGCACGCTTCAAACGTCCTGTAGCTAAATCACTATTATAATCGATAGCCTGCAAAGCCTCAGAATCCCCATTCTTATAGGCATTCTGTCCCATAACAAAAGCATCAGAAGTAATAACATCAGCAGATGAGTTATCTGAATTTACTGTAGAAACGCCTTCACCTTGACCAGATGAAACATCGGTATTACCTTGATAAGGAGAAGGACCTTCTGAAACTGGAGGCTCCTGACCACCAGCAGAACCTTCAACAGGAGCTATAGGCTTTTCACCCTCAACACCACCCTGCTCAATCCTCTTCTGCTCATTACCATGTGAAGTATTATAGAGATCATCCATCGTCTGCTTCATTTCACGTTTCAGTTCGATGGAGTTGTAAAGCTCCTTAAGATAAGATTCCACCAAAGGTGCATATTTCTTATCTTTCGACTCCAAAGCCTTACGAAGTGTACCGCGCGTCACGCCATAGGAATCCTCAAACGTGTTGACAAACTCCCTCATCACAGAACTGTTCTCCAAAGCACTGTCATAATAATGACGATAGGCATTAATCTGCTTCTGCTCCTCATCAGTAAGGATAATACCCTTCTGCTGCTTATCCATGATTTCCTTGATGGCACCAGCCTTCTGATGAAGATAAACCGCTGCCTTATCCTCATCTGTCAATTTCTCACCCATATTATATTTCTGGGCTGCCTTGTTGTATAAGCCTTCAAGATGCTCCTGCGTAAACTCATTGTGGAACTCACCTTCCAGCACAGAAGCCAAACCAAGAGTCTTCTCATACTCAAGTTTCTTCTCATCATTACGTGCAGCATCATGAGAAGAATACTCCTTGCGGTCGATTACGCCTCCATCCTTATTATAGGTTTCCAAATAGTACTTACCATCGTCACCTCTATATACCTCGCTATCAATAACAGGCGAGAAAGAAGAAGGTCGTTTGCCTTCTACAACTGCCATCATCTTAGCCTTCAACACCTCCGGAACACTCTTGTCGTTCATCAGGTCCATATACTTCTGGGTTAACTGCCCATCAAGTCGCTGAGCATTCTCACCAACCACAGCATACTCCCCGATGCCCACCTTCTCAAAAGCATCACGAAGACCATCATAGCCGAATCTCTTCAACTCGGCAATATCCTGATCAGTTAAGTCAAACTTCTTGTTAAACTCCCTTGCGTCCTTGAATCGAGCATACTTGCCCACCATGCCCGGCAAGCCGATAGCAGTAAGGTTCGACATGCTCTCCAAGAAAGTTTCAGCAGCATCCTTGCCTGTAGGCTTAAAGTTAGGGTCATGCGCCATGCGCTCCAGTATCTGCTGCCCGGTCATGATACCGGAATCCACAACCTTTCCACCAACATCAGCCAGAATATTGGTAGCCAAACCTCTGCCTTTACCTACCATATTAGCGATGGTTCCACCCTGCATGATGGCACCTACGGCACTCTGTTTAGCCACCTCGCCCAAAGTATTAGCGATAACCTTACCCACAGAAGGATTGTAAATCTTGCCATTCTCGTCAAACTGACCAGTGCGATAAGTTTCATCAATAGGCTTTGAAATAGCCGACTGACCACCAAAGGTAACAGCACCATGCACAGCTCCACTCTTCAAAGCCTCGGCCTTGCTCTTGCCGATAAGCACCTTGGCAGCTCGCTCTGCCATCTTACGCTCCATACCCTTAGCCATCAGGTCACCTGCCAGTTTACCCTCTGCCTTTGCTATCATACTCTTGGTCAACTTGCCACCTGCGGCTCCCGGCAGCCAATAACTCCAGGCATCACCTGCAAAGGTTAGCGCACCGCTAGCCACGTTCTCCCAGAAGCCCGGCTGATACTGCTGATTGGCAATATCCTCCAGCCAGTTCTGGTAGTCCGTCTGAACAGCCTTGCGAATAATCTTACCCACAATAGTGTTACCCAAACCAGTCTTCATGATGTACTCAGCACTACCCTTAGGCATCATACCCTTAATCTCCAGCTGGTCCAACTCATTCTTAATGGCAGCATTGATCATTGGCTTGAACTGCTTAGGATTACCACTAAGATTGCCATTCAAGCCATACCGTTGCATCACCTTAAATGCGGCATTGCTCATGTCATTCAGGAACTTCGGATTCCGGTAGAGTTTGCCAAACTTCTGCTGCAAACCAGAAAGCACCTTTGCAGGATCCTTGGCCTCGTTTGCCTCATACTGAGCACCAAGTGCTGTACCCAGTCGGAGATTAGCCGGAATAAACTGGCTTCCTTCCATTCCCTCCGTAAATGCCTTACTACCTGCCTCCTGAGCCTTGTTGTACTCATCCACTACAGATGGACTCACATATTTATTAATAACGTTAGAAAGCGCATCATTGATGTCCTGGTTCATCAGTCTGTCCTGTACATGCTCATCGTGAGCATAGAGGCGTGTTGCGATGCCCTCAGCTATGTTGCGGTAGTTCGGACCATATTTGTTCACCAGACTCTGCACCATAGCTGGCTTCAGGAAATGAGCCACATAGTCATCATAACTGATACCCATGCTGTCTGCCTCCTGCTTCAACTTATCCTGCACACCATGGCTATACCATTGCGCATCGATACTCTGCTCAGCATCCTGCACCGTATCATCAGGCAAAGAAGATACTACATGGTTGGTAACGTCCATGGCAGAACGGTTGGCATATCTGTACAAAGCAGGCATCACCATATTCACTGCCTCCTCATTGCTATTGGCAGTACCATCAGCCAACAAGTCGGCAACCATATTCGCAAAGTAATCGCCCTCCTTATCCGGTCTCTGCTTCCAGTTCTCAATATAGTTGGCAAGTTTGGCATCCATCAACCCCTCATTATTCACCACACCAGTTGGTGTTGTAACAGGAGACGCATTAGCTGATGATGAAGAAGAAGCTTCTTCCTTCACAGGCATTTCCTCACCTTTTACAACAGGCTGAGGAATCTCTGGTGATGGCTGATATGTTCCGTTGCTCGTCTGAACACCAGTAGGAATCATACCCAAGGCTTTTGCTATAAGACCAGGCTCCTTGTCTGTTGTTTCCTGCTTCTTTGTTGGTTGAGCCACCTGCGGCTTAGTCTCAGTAGAAGCCTTCTTCCCTACACTCTGAGTCGTAGCAGAAGTATCTACATGCTTACCACCACCAGAAGTAGATGGAGCTGGCTCCAGCACCATCTTGTCAAAGTCTGCCTGTGTTCCCACATCATACCCCATGTTCTTGGCCTCATTGTAGTACCAGTCACGGTCTTCCTTGGTGTTCAAGTCCTTTTTGAAGTCATCATAGCTACCTACTTCATAGCCATTGTTCTTGAACTCATTATAAAAATATTGTCTGTCTTGCTCGTCAAACATACCTTATCTTATTTTTTTGATTAATAATAAGTTACTTTCTTCTCCTTGATGGTGGAACCTTACTGCCACCTCTACGTGAAGGAGGTACTTTACTGCCACCCCTACCTCTACGAGAAGGAGGAGTCCGGTCTAACTTCATTTTAGCCCTAGCGTAAGCGGATGCCTGCTGGCGGTTTTTCTCGTTAGCCCAAGTTCCACCTCTGCCATCATTACCACCGATAGCCATACCATTGTGTGTAGCCCATTCATTCACATGTTTCTTGAAAACAGGGTCGTTCACATACCTGGTGTTGAAATCATCAGCCTCCTTCTGGTTGGCATTCCTCTGATTCTGTCCCTCTGTTTGCGAATTGATATGCCTAACTTGCGCTCCCTTAACGTTAACGCTAGCTTTATGATCAGCAGCTCCGGCATTGGCATTATTAGTTTTAGCATCAAGTAATTTTCCCTTCTTGCCTCTCAAAGCATCCTCTGTCTCCTTCTTTGAAACATTCAAGTCTGCAGCTGTAGAATGTTGTCTTGCAGATTGAGTCACTTCATCGACCTTTACAGGAGTGAGAGCATCCGTTTGGTTCTTCTGTGATGCACGATATTCAGCTAGTTTCTCATTTGCCTTTGCAGCAGCCTCTGCCTGCATCTGTGCCTGCTTGTCTTGACGGTCCTTCCAGATATTCACCATCATCTGGTTATATCCCTTGGCACGAAGAGCCTCAGTAGCCTCTCTTATCTTGCGTTGGCGATCAGTAAGTTCTTGTGCAGATTCTATTTTTTGCGATGGAGCACCTTGAACTGTACCAAAAAAGTTACCCAAGTGCATAAAAAGATTTCCCCATTGTTCCCATTTGGCTTGATTCTCTGCCTTCTTTTGCCGAGCTGCATTTGCAGCCACAGTTTTATCGGCATCACCAAGTGAAGAAAGCCAAGGCATGAAGGCAGACCAGTTTCCATCACCATTCTTCTGGTAATCCCTCATAATGTCATAAGGCTTCATCTTCTGCAAGATAGGATTCTGTTCTATCTCGGCATAAGGTCTGCTCCAGTCTATCTTGATACCTTGGTTAGGCTCCACCTTGGTAACTTCCTCGGTTGGCTTCTGGGCAAAAGATTCCTTGCCACCATTCCCAGTAATACCGGTCGTATCTATGGCTGTACCCTTTCCCGGTTCTGTATCAGTTGTCTGAACTGGTACTGCAACCTCCGGCTTCACCGCATTATCATCAGGGAAATCAGTAAAAGGAATAACGGCAGTAGCCGGGCGCTTAGGAGTTAAATCATCCAATATAAATCCCATAATTACCTCCTTCCTTAAATTGGCAATTTACTTGCAGCTCCAGCCAAGCCACCAGCTGCATCCGTGATACCCTTAGCAGTAGAAAGAGCCTTCTCCTTCTTGGCAGTGGCGATGTAGTTAGTCATCTGGTCTATCTGCGAATCTGCAGTATTCCACACATTTTCTTTGGTCTGAGCACCTTGTACGGCCGCCTGCTGCATGATATTACCCACCTGCTCCTGGGCAGCCTGCTTACTCAGCGCAACCGCTTCATCAGAACCGCCACTAACAATATTGGTGTTCTTTGCGGTTGCTGTTGCATTATCCAATACCTTCTGGGCATTGGTCACGGCTACCTGATTCTCCGCTGACTGAGTAGGATCCTGATAATACAAGTTGTCACGATGATCCTTCACCTGTTGCATACGGTCTTGAAACATGTTGATATAATCATTATATCCCTTGTTTCTTGCTTTAGCTGCTAGAGCACCACCTACAGCAGAGGTCAGTCCACCAGCAATACTTCCAATTAATCCCATAAAATTCGAATTTTAATGTTTAATGTTCAAAAGTAATGCGTTTTTCTTACCTATCTGTGATAAGTTCCGCAACTTGAACACCAAGTTTCGTAATTTCTTACTATATTTGCACCCGAAAACTATCAGTAAGCATTAAAAATCAATAGAATATGGCAGTAAAACAAGACAATAATAATGAGCCGAAGCCAAAGAGGAAGAAGACTGGCGGACGTAAGGCTGGCACACCTAATAAGGTTACCAAAAGTGTACGTGAAAGCCTCCGTGATGCCCTTACTGGCTACATCAATGGTATCAATGAGAAGAACTATTCACTTTTCACGGATCTCATGCAGATTGACGAGCCTGCCGGACGTCTTTCGATGGTGGCAAAGTTCCTTCCATACGTGGCTCCCAAACTCCAGTCTGTATCGTTCAATAATGATGAATCCAGAAACTTATCTGTGGAGGAATCTTTCATGCAGTTGGAAGAGAAATTTGAGAAACAAGAAACCACTATCAACATCAAAAATCTCAAAATTGTTAATAATAGCTAATTATAAAAAATGGGTAGCCCTCTCTAAATTTTCTTCAACTTTAGAGAAGTCTACCCTTGACTTGGTTATCGAGCAAAAACGCTCTATTTTAACTTATATTGGGTCAATTTTAATCTGTATTAACACAAAATAGCTATTTTATGTCCCTGACTCGTTCAAAGTACTTCGTCTGGTTCTTGGTGATATTCTTCACCTTAATCTGTATCGTGCAGTTCTTAGGAACAGTATCATGTATGCTGGCCATGAGCTGCTCTATTATCTCATCTGTATTCTTGTAGCCCTTGCCATCCACATGAGCCACAACCTCACCCATGAAGTAGGCATCAGCAGACAACTCAAAGTTTTCCTCTACCTTATCGAATACAGGCAGATGATGTTCCTGCATTCGCCTGCTTGGATCATTGGTAAAGAAGACCTTCTCCACCACCTTCTCATTCAGTTCCCAAGCCCTAGAGAAATCTGGCTTCACATATCCGCTTGTTATCCTATGAGCTGTTGCATGATTCAGAGCAAAGCCAATCTCTGCATAGTTGGCACCAATATCATTCTGGGCTACTGTGGCCCAAGTGTGCCGGAATGTATAAGGAGTATAAAAATTATCATCAGGCATACCCAAATAGTTCTTACAGATAGCTTTAATGAAATGTACCAAATTCGTATCCATAGAACGATTAGTGGAATACATTTTATGAAAAATAAATAGATAAGGGTCACTTTCCTCAGAAAAATATTTCTCCAAGGTTGGTAAAAGCATATCCGGCACTTTCATTTCTATATACGCTTTATCATAACGACGCGTACTTGTTTTCTTTCTCTCATAGTGCAAGATTCCATCATAATAGTCCACCTTTTTCATTTTCATGAGGTCAGCTACATTGATGCCAGCCAAGCACAATATCATCTTGCAAACATCCAGAGCCAACTGCTGCCGTGGATATTCAGGAGTAACGGCAAAAAACTTTCTACACTCCTCCAGTGTGATGGCACGCTTGTGTGGACCTGCTTTTTTCTCTATCTTTATCTTATTCCAAGGATTGAATTTTATTGGCATAAGACCTGCCTCCTCATCATTAAATTTCTTGATACCTTCCAAATAAATACGCTTAACTAAAGAAGGATAATAATTTCTGCTACTAGGCTTATTCTCCATGGTTTTCATCCATGCTGTCAGAAAACGTACAGTTAAGTGCGAAAACATTACCTTATCAGTACCAGCAAAGTTTTCCAAATGTTTCAAAGCACTTTCATAAATTTGGCGTGATGAAGGCTGCAAAGAAAGTGATTGAAGATAAGAACGAGCAAATTCAGAAAAACAAATATCCTGTGCAGAAGTCAAAAGGTAATCTCTAACCTTATAAACAGACCAGTCAGTTATATCAAGTCTGTTCAATTTGTCAACCCAGCCATTTATTTGGCTCATACAGGCTGCGAGCACGAATGAGTCCTTCACCTCTTTCGTACCCTTAACCAATCCTTTGTCTGTTACAAACTTATCGGTCTTAACTACCAACTTTTGACGGTTATGCAGTATTCTAATGTAAACTGGATAATAACCATCAGAACGTTTCTTTGAAACTACCACTTTAAATGTTGCCATATTACCATATTTTTTTGCAACTGTTTTGCAACATTACATTACACATGTCCTATTTAACGTGTCAAACGTAAAATTTTAGCACGAAGATAAGTGCTTACACATCAACACATTAGATATATATAGCTGATATTCAGATATTTATCAAAAACCATGATGTAAAATCACCGTTTTAATCATAACTATATTTTCTCTAACGTTTTCTATATCAACTCTTTCGTATCCTGTATTTATCTGATGAATTCTGCATTTATCTACTAAATTCTGCGTC